AGTCAGGCTGCTGTGCTTGATATGCACCAAGCCGTTGACTTTTACATCAAGATCAACTGTTTGATCCCACCGCAGGCGAGCACTGTTGGCACTGATCGGTTCAATCGATAGGTTCTGCACATCACCAGGAACTGCCGTTTTGCCGACAAGCGTGAACGTTGCTGTTGAAATAGTGCTTTGCTTGCCTAAATAGTTTCGAGCGAGAACTTGCACGCTTAACGTCCCAGCACGCAACGCCCTTAGCGTGATTGATGGGTTGCCCGTAACTAGCGTGGTGAAGTTGTCGTTGTCTAGTTTGTACTTAACAAGGAAGTCATTTGTATTGCGACGGTCATGGCTCCAACTAAAATCAAAACCAGTGTGAACTGTCTGACCTTCTTGATATAAGAACTCGCTGCCCGTAAGATTTTCTGGGGCAGAAGGCGTGGCAGAAAGATTGGTAATATCTCGCGTCGTCAGCGAAATGTTTTCTTCAATAGCTGCGTAAATTGATTCGTTATATGCAATGGCACTTACGCCATAAACTCCATCGCCTGATTCAGCTACCGACAGCACACGAAACTTCTGAACTTGAATATCAGTTGTTTCGATCATGTAAACCGCAGCAGCATTAGGCGCTTCACTAAAGGCTGCCGTCACGGTAATTTCTGCGTTTGAAATGCTGCTTATGCTCCTGGTCTCTGCTAAACCAGTTGGCATCATTACTGAAATGGTTGGGCTGCTTGCAAGATTTACCGACAAATCAGTGGTGCTATCGATTGTAATAACAGTTGTGGTTGCAGAACTGACTCGTCCACTTCTTCGCGTTCCACCACGCAAAGGATCAGCAATATCAACCACCATGCCAGGGCGAACAATGATTCCGCTGTCGATTGCAACAGCAAATTCACAAGTCTCAGTCAGGTTTTGCTCTGAAAGCAATGTCCATTTGCCAAGACGATGGGCTTGGCCTTGGCTATAACAACCAATGGACTTTATGTCTTTTTTGATAATGCCGTATTTGGCAACAGCCGCATGATCTTCAACATATTCATACTCAATACCACCACGGGTGTCGTATGACTGCCATGCCACAACAGCAACGGTATGACGAGACTTTTGTGAAGACCCAGAATAAGAAAATGTTCCACCAGCAACGTTAGACGGACCAAGCAGGTACTGAGCATCAGTTGGCTTATCTTGCAGCAACACCAATGATCCAGAGCCGTAATACGCAATCCCCCGGAAGATACCAGTCAGCTGTTGAATGACGTTGTAAACCTCATCCCTGCTATTAATTAGCATGTTGAGACTGAACCGTGGCTCTTGACCTCCCTCCCCGTCATTAACTAAAGCATTGCAATACTGGCTAATTGAGAAAAAGTCATAGCGATCGAGCGTGTCTTCTGGGATTCCTGCCCCATATCGATCATTAATTAACAAGTCATACAAACACCAAGCTGGATCGTTTGTCCAAGTTGCTGCTTGAAACGTGCCGTCCCAAACACCGGAATATGTAATCCGTCCCAAAAGCGTGGTTGTGTCTACCGTCGCATTGCTTGGTATCTTGACCTTGATGCCTCGAATTAAATATTTTCGGTTAGGAACACTGCCAAACTGACGAGAATCAAAACGCAGGCCAACTAATGCAGAGTTTGGGTAGCGAAACTTTTCATCAATAATCTCAGTATAAGCTTGGAAAAATGTTGAGCTAGCGCGGCGCGTGCTTGTTTCATCAGCACTAACACGCACCATCCGAATATCAACAGGGAAAGCACCACTGAGCGCGATCATGTAGTCACGCTGATACTTTGCGCTGCTTTTGCCTGAAATCGTGTCTGAAACTACGTCGTTAAAACCGCCGCCGTTATATTGAATTTGAATTTTAATTGAAACCGAGTGCCCCGTAATGTCGCCATCGTCTTCGACAATTCGCAGCGATGGAATTGTTAATGTGACACGAACCCGATCTACATCTGTATCTGTAATTGATCGAGTTACGGGAGTGCTGTTTGAAACCTCAGCATTAACCGCTTGTTCAGATTGGGTTGAACCAAAGTCGCCAGAAATATGGGTTTGAGTTTGAGTTCCAGTGCGTGTAACGACCTCAAAGCTTTGAAAATTATTTGAGCCATCGGCATTTTCAATCGGCGTATCTTCTAGGAAAATGCTTTTGTTGCCATTTTCTAAACCTTGAATTTCGCCTTCACTAATTACGTCAAGGACACTGGCAAACTGAACTGATTGGAGCGTATCATCAGCTTCTGTTGGTGTATGCGAGCCGCCGCCGCCTTTGCCGCCACCACCGCCACCAGAGCCAGCAACATATTTGGTTTGTGTCATCCCTTCACCTCATCAACGTCAAGACCGCTAGAAATAACTGCCGATCCAACAAACACCCGCCCATACGCTAACGGCACTGGCAAACCTTGTTTCGACGTATTTACAACGTTAGAGAACGTAAAAGATTCGAGCTGCACTGATTCGTCAAGTTGTGAAATTTCAGGCTGTGGTGAAATGGCCTGAGCAATGCCCATAAAAACCAGACCAATACCAATGTTGCCTGCTGCTACGGCAAGACTTGCCCCAAGTGTTACCGTCGTTCCCGCAGCCGCGGTGGCTCCAAACCCAACAGCGCCTCCAGCAAGTAAACCAGCCCCAGGTGCAAGGATTGCAAGAGTAATTAACCCAATACCAGCGGCAATCGCTCCAAACCCACGGCCAGCACCTGCAATAATAGGCGTAATACTGAATACTTCTCTTTCGCTCCAGGGCATTACTAACGGGCTTAAATCATCAATAACGCGCTCTTTGCCGATAGTTACTCGATAGCCAACACCATCTTTTTCGCTATCAATTAACCACTTATCAAGACCAGGAAAATTAACGCACAACGCTTTCAATGCTTGTGCTGGTGTTGCAGCTTCAAACTCAAACCGGCACTGGCCTAGCCGCTTTCTAAGTGCGCCGTAGACCTTAACGACTTTCATGCCTTAAGGCGCAAGCAGTGCTCTTTCCATAGTAACTGCTGCCAAGGGTGAAAACATCCCTACTAGACAGCCTCCCTTGCACATGATGCAGAATCTGCGAGTCGCCTAGGTAGATCGCAGCATGGTTTGGAACTGGTGAAACTAGCTGCATCAACAACGCATCCCCGCGTTGCAGCTGTTCAATGGGGATCTTATGAAAGCCCTCTTTCTCAAAATTCTCTAAATACAGGTTTTGCCCGTGGTCCCACCACTGGTCACGACGGTCATAGTCTTGCAATTTCAATCCCCACTCCCTGCCATACCAATCACGGCAAAGGCTGTAGCAATCCACTACGCCGTGGACAAACTCACGCCCCACATAAGGCAACTCAAATCCAGCTGGCTCGTAGTAGCCCCAGCCTTCAGTATTAGGGTTGACGATGAACCAAGGCAGTTCTAATTTTTCGCACGCAACTTTATCGGCAGGTGATGGAGCGGGGTTTGTTTTTGGGTGACTGTGGACAACAGCAACCACTTCGCCCTTGTCTTCAACTTCGTTCCAGCCGTCAAGAATAAAGTGCTCGTCAGGCGTTTCAGCGATGTTACGGCATGGGAAATAGCGCCGACGCCCTTTAACTACAGCAACCAAGCCACAACACTCACGCGGAAACTCATCTTTTGCGTGCTGAAGAATCTCAGCTTTCATTGCTGTTGTTAATTTCATCATTGGGTCAGTCCTGCCCCAGGGAACGATCCAAAGGGCAGTTGCCCGTTATTACCAAATCGCAGCTTGCAACTACCAATGCGCTTGCCGCAAACATCTTGCGCCAATGTGCTGACGCTGTTGCCGTTCACATCAAAGTAGTTGCTGCCCGTGTAGCTACATTCCGAGCTGCGATAAACCCACTGGCATACGTTTGCAACGATCTGACGCTTTGGCAGCTTTTGACCCGCAAGATCAAACTTGCTTGCCAGCTCAAAGGTCACGCTGTCTCGTGACTCATTACTCTTTCGATCTATGTACCACCGTTCATCAGGGAACTTAGCGTTTGGATCGGCTGTTGCTTCCCCATCCAAAAACTTTTTCAGCGTTCGGATTCGACGAACCTCCGCACCACCAAGATCATTACCTGCTGTTGTTGCGTTAACTAGCAGCAGCAAGGTGGTCATTGTGCCGTCAAGATTGCTGATCGCCAGTGTGGGGCGAGGCAGCGTCCCGGTATTCGTAAAATCAAAGCCGTCTGCTTTAACTGGAATCCGGGTGTAGGTGTTGCCGTTGAAGACGACATTGCCGTCAATGGCTGCATTTGCGCCCGCATGAAAACGATAAACATCACTGCTGCCATGCAGCGTGCTGTCTAAATGCACCTCAAACAGCTCAATGATTGCACTGGGATTGAGCTTTGACAGCTCTTCGTATGCAGAAGCAATCGCTGTCCAAACACAAGTGTTGTCAGTGATTGTGCTGCCAATATCTGTCGGCCAACTCGGTTGTGTAGCTGCTGACGTTCCAGCAGTCGTACACCGAAAGAACAAGCCAGATGCTTGCTCTGTTGTAGCGCGACGAATGTCACCAACAGAAAATGCGGTACTAGCGGCCCAGGCAGCAACAGCCATTACGGTTCAAATACTTCGCGGAAGGTTGCGTTAATTGTGGCGCGGTTTGCATACGGGATCGACTTTGACCA